GCGATATTGAAATAGCCGACACAGATGGCGCACTAGCAGCTATTGGTATTGTACCAAATGATGGCGTAAGTAACTGGTCAGTACTAGATACATTTACTGCATCAGCAGATGCTCCAACTTCAACTACAGCAGACGGTACACTATGGTACAGCTCAGTTGTTGACGAAGTAGATATTATGGTACACAATGGTACAACTTGGGTAGGATACAATACGCTACATTCTTCAGCAAGTATTACTACTGCTGCAAGCGAGCCAAGCAGCCCAGTTGATCAAGACATTTGGGTTAGCACAGCAGACTTAGAAAATTACCCAACAATTTATCGCTATAACGGCGGCACTACACAGTGGGACTTAATTGACAAGTCAGACCAAACTACAGAAGACGGCATCTTATTTGGTGATGCACGTTGGAGTACAGACGGTTCTGGTACAGAAGCAACTATTGCTGAATTACTAAGCAACGATTTCTTAGACCCAGACGCTCCAGATCCAGCACTATATCCACAAGGTATGTTGTTATGGAACATGAGACGCAGTGGTTTTAATGTTAAGAAATATGTACGTAACTATATTGACACAACTGCTGATAATCCAAGAATGCTTGGTGTGAGTATGAGTTCATATGGTACAGATCGTTGGGTTACTGAATCAGCTAACCAAGAAGACGGTTCAGGTAGCTTCGGACGTCATGCACAGCGTAAAGTTGTTGTACAACAACTACAAGCAATGGTTAACTCAAACGACGACATTAGAGATGATGAGTCAAGAGTATTCAACTTAATGGCAACTCCAGGTTATCCAGAGCTAATTGGCGAAATGGTAACTCTAAACTACGATCGTGGACTAAGTGCATTTATTGTTGGTGATAGCCCAGCTAGACTACCATCAAATGCTACAGCATTAAACGATTGGGGTAACAACGTTGCACTAGCAGTTGAAGATAACGACGACGGACTAGTAAGCAGAGATGAATACTTAGGTATGTTTTACCCATGGGGCTTTACAAGTGACAACGCAGGAAATAATGTTGTTGTTCCACCAAGCCACATGATGCTACGTACTATAGCACTAAGTGATCAGGTTAGCTACCCATGGTTTGCACCAGCAGGTACAAGACGCGGTGGCGTAACTAACGCAACAGCAACAGGATACATTAATGCTGAGGGCGAATTTGTAAGTATAGCGTTGAACGAAGGACAACGTGATACACTGTACGCACAAAATGTTAACCCAATTACATTTATTAACGGAGCAGGACTTGTTAACTACGGTCAGAAAACTCGTGCAAGAGGCGCAAGTTCACTAGACAGAATTAACGTTGCACGTTTGGTTATCTACTTACGTAGTCAACTTAACAAACTTGCTAAACCTTATATCTTTGAGCCAAACGATAAGATCACACGTGATCAAATCAAACAGGCAGCAGAGAGCTTATGTCTAGAGCTAGTTGGCGCTAGAGCACTATATGACTTCTTAGTTGTATGTGACGAAAGCAATAACACACCAGCACGTATCGATAGAAACGAGCTGTATTTAGATATAGCAATTGAACCAGTGAAAGCAGTTGAATTTATTTACGTTCCACTACGCTTGAAAAACACTGGTGAGATAGCAGGACTGTAAATTGATAAATATATATAACAAATTAGGAGCAAATTAAATGGCTATTTCATCATTATCAAAAATCACAGTTCCATTAGCTTCGGATGCAAGCAACTCTACACAAGGGTTGCTTATGCCAAAACTCCAGTATCGCTTTAGAGTGTCACTGGAAAACTTTGGTGTAAGTGCAGGCGAAGTGACAGAACTTACTAAACAGGTGGCTGATGTTACTAGACCAAACGTAAGCTTCGAGACAATGACTGTTGACGTATATAACTCAAGAGTTTATCTTGCAGGTAAACATACCTGGGAAGCGATTACGCTAACTTTAAGAGACGATGCTACTGGCGCTGTGCAAAAACTAGTTGGTGAACAACTACAAAGACAGTTCGACTTTATGGAACAGTCAAGTGCAGCAAGCGGAATTGATTACAAGTTCGTAACTAGAATTGAAATTCTAGACGGTGGTAACGGTAACTATGCACCAGAAGTATTAGAAACTTTTGAACTATACGGTTGTTACTTAGAAAGTGCAAATTACAACTCACTAGCATATTCTGCTAACGAGCCAGTAACAGTTTCACTAACTATCAAGTACGACAATGCAATTCAAACACAAGGCGCAAGCGGCGGTGGCGTAGGTACTGCTATTGGCAGAAGTGTAGCAGCAATTGCATCAACAACTGGCGCAAGCTAAAAGTTAAACTAGTCAAACA